GTTTGGATTATTGGTATCTTTATAATAAGTATCATGATTACCGGGAATAATATCCATTCTAATTCCCAATTCTCGCATAGGCTCAAGAAAGTGCTTTCTATTGTGGTGTAAAGCTTTGATATTGATTGCTTTACGGTTGTCATAGTAGTCCCCCAAATGTACAATCTGTTTAATGTTGTGTTCTCTCACATAAGGAAAGAACACGTCATCATAAAACTTTGCTGCATTATCTAGAAAGATATCAGCAGAGTTACGGACTCCACAGTGTGTATCATTTAGTAAAGCAATCTTCATTTAGAGAAAGTCCATCAAATCTGAATCATTGGTTTTGCGGATACGCTTTTTAGGTAAGCTATCCTCAAGCATAGCAATGTACTCTTCATCTGTCAACTCTTTATTCTCATTCATCTTCATCTTGGCAGTCTCAATAGCAGCATGAGTAATATGTCTAGCAGCATCATCTTGGTTAGAGGATGCTTCAATTAGGTCAGCAGCAAAGGTATTTTCAAAGTAAGTGTCTTTAATATCCTGCTGTTTCTTTTCCTTGGCAATCCTACGCAAGAAAGCCCAATAGGAAATCTGTGTAAAATATGCAAAGGCATTAGGATTACCTGTACGGGTAGCAGCATCAATGTTATAGTTTCTGATAGCCTTCAGGCAGTTCTCAATAGCATCCATTACCATCTCATCTCTATAAGAGTAGGAGATAAAGTTAGGGCGGTGAGAAAGTCCTTCAGCTATCTGTTGAAATCCCAAAGCAATGTAGTCTGGCACAACAGGAATGTCAGAACCCTTGCGTTCACATTTGTTACACTCTTCTACATACTTAAAGACCGCTTTGGAGAATTCTTTATTGTTAATATAGTTTTCAGACTTTCTTGCCATAATGTTTTCCATAGGTAGTGAAATTAATTATTGATTATACAAAAAGGATATGTAAAAGTCAAGTATTATTTTTTAGTTGACAACTCTTAAAATGTAGTATATAATCCTCGTACTTTTCGGGCAGATTGGAATATACCCCTAATGAAAAGTTGGAGTATCCTCATCCGATTCTAGCACAATTTGTTCAGGTTGCTCTTTAGATTCAGATTCCTCTTCTTCTATAAGACCATCAATAAGTTGTCTTCTGTATTCAAAATAGTTTTCAGTAACAATATCTTCAGGAGTAGACACAGAAACAATAGAAGCACCTGCTAAGGTCATTACCTTAGAATAGTCAGCACCAAACATCCATTTGGTTAAGAACAAGGATTGCTTAACAGAATTGTATCTAATCTCTAAAGGAACTTCTATTACAAAGAAAGTATCATCTGTTCTAATTACAGTTGTGACAATCTCTTCTCCGGTAGTCAGTTTGAATACACGGGGACGGTCATCCTCAAATGCATCACTTTCTTCATTATATTCATTCATAAGGTCACCTTAAATGTCTCGTAATTGAATTCTTCTTTCTTATATATCTTCATTCTTTCTATGCCATGAAGTAAGGTATAATTCTTTTTATTCTTGTATCTCATATCATCCATAAGATCATAAAGAACTGTAGGTCTACCATCTTCAGACTTTCTAAGCCCTCTACCAATTGACTGTAGTACCTTGATTTGTGATTTTGATGGTGATGCAAAGATAATATTATGAAGATTACGGATATTAACGCCTGTAGAGAATGTACCTAGTGATGCAACAATGATTGCATTCTTTTCTTTTTCTACAATACCTCTAATCTCTTCTCTAATCTCAGAGTCTACTTCACCAGATACATAGAATACTTTGCGGCCATCTGATGCTTTATCCTTGATTAGATCATAGATAATCTTACCATGCTTTTCTACAAACTGAAACAAGACCAGTGTATTACCATCTTGATCTATAGCTAGGTTTCTGATAAACTTATTGCGTTTAATATTTCCAACTATGTAATCAACCTCATGGTGGTAGTCCTTGCTTTTAATAATATCTTTACTGATATAGTCAGGGTATTTCAAAGCAATAAGCTTAATCTGTAATTCTGAGAGTGTGCCTTCATCCATTAGCTTTTTTGTGCTAGTGACTTTATTCACTCTACCAAACAAGCCCTCTAAGATAAGTTTATGACACTTTGTGCCATCTAGTGTGCCTGTAGTCCCAATACGGAATTCAGCTTCTCTGGACTTGTTCATAATACCGCTAAGTTCTTTTGATTTGAAGTAATGTACTTCATCACCAAAGACACAACCAAACTGTTCAAACCAACCACTAGGTAGTTTAGAGATTGACTGCCATGTTGAGATAAACACTCTTTGTGGGATATTATTCTTAGGCATACCCGCATAAATTCTATGACATACCTCATCTGCATTAAGCCCGTACTCTGCAAAGTCAGAAAACATTTGCTGGACTAGAGAGATTGTAGGAACAACAATAAGAATACGTTTATTGTAGTGTGCCAGATACCACATCAACAGAACATAGATAATCAGGGACTTACCAGAACCTGTGGGAGATAAAAGAATAATTCTTCTAGCTTGCAGGGCTTGACAAATAGCAGCAAACTGGTAATCTCTAATCACAAAAGGTAGTTTTAATTCTTGGATAAAATCAAAAACATCTTTAGCTCGGATAGCTAGTTTTTCATCAGGCTTACCATAGACATTATTACCTTCTACTGAGAGGGTATAGTTTCTAGGTTTGGTGAAATCTAAAAGGTATTCCCAGAGACCAGCAGGAAGTTCATTGTTGCGAGTATTGAACAGCCTAGTCTTGCCATCCCAACCACCATTCTTGTAGGCTGGCATATATTTGTAACCGGGAGTTTCAAAAGCAAAAAAGTCTGTTAACTCATTAGCTACATGCGGCTCACACTGTATTTGTAATGCAGAATAGTTTTTCTGTTTAACTACTAAGTTGGACATTATTCAGGCTTAGGTGGCATTTGAAAGAGTGCGTTGATATGTCGTTTGTAAATTTTATTTCGAGCAAACACAGTCCAGCAAATGACATTATCATCAGGATAATTCTCTTCAATATATTCTCTGAAACTAGTGCCTGTTGTATACACATCATCAACAATCAAAACAGGATCATCTGGATTATTCGTTGCAGATTCATTTAGAATATCACCAAGACGTTTACCGCCTCTAGGGATACCCACTGCTTTGCGAAATGGACGTTTCTCATATTCAAGAATCATCTTTGCGAGACAGCGCCAATCACTCTCATAAAGTGCATCCATTTCAATTTTCCATGATAGACTCAATCCCGCATGAGAAACAAAGTCCTCATCTACAAATAATGCCATATCAGCCTCCTGCTTCAAAACGACGCCAATCAATCATATTTTTGATAGTGGAGTGTCGCCATTTTAAGTTATTAATTATTTCATCCAATGTATCTATCATTGTTTTATAATAGGTAATCAGCCGCTCTGACTTCTGAATATCAGGGTCAGCGTCATAGTAGTAATCCATATCACCCTTCAGAACTTTATTGCCCTCAAGAGGATCAAAGGACCATTCTCTGTCACGCATTTCATCTTCATGCATTTTACCATTAAACCAAAGCCACTTCTCTTTCAGAAGACTCTTCTGTGACATTTCTTCTTGTTTGAGTCGTAACTTTGTTTGAGACCTAATCTCAAGATACTTGGCATGAAGAGAAGGTGTATGGCGAGAACATTCATCAAGTTCAAACTCAGGGATGACACTATCTTCTTTCCACATATCAAGAATATCTTGTAAATCTATTGACTTTTTCTTTTCCATAGCAAATCATATCCAATCAGTAAGTTGTCTATCCTTTAAACTCAAATCCTGTAAAGTTAAAGGATACATCAAAAGTGAGATATTCTACACTAGTTGCCACAGAAGTCAAGGATAATCCTGTTAGTGATGTTGGACTACATCCTTTGTAAATCACTCTTTTTGTTTGATTATTGTGACTAGAAAGAATAGAAACAGAAATGTCTGCTTGGGTAGGAACCCTGTCTGAATTCCTAGAAGACCTTGCACCCGGACCAGCAAAGTTTTCATTGACCATACTCTCAAACCAGTTGTACAGTTCAAGGTAAGAAGTCATATCTTCATCTAAAAGAAACTGAATACTTAACTCACCGTATTCAACAGTGTCACCGGGCAAGCTTACATTACCAATACGAGTATATGGCACAGCAGGGGCGGTAACAGTAACGTCTGGATGGTTTACTGTCTGCGCAAAGAATTCTAGGTTAGGGTAGTTTTCTCTATCAATTACTACTCTGAACCCGGTAGGCTGCAAGTAGTTTTTGTTTGCTGTTAATACTTCTACCATTTAATTCTCCAATAAAAAAAGGGGAGCGTTTGCTCCCCTAGTATTTATACAGCATTTATTGTTATGCTTACGCCAGAATGTTGTCCACTCTGAAGATACGGTAGTACTGGTTAGACTTAGCAGCAGCCAGACCGTTTGCAGGTGTAGCACCAACAAATGGGTTAGATACCATGCCGTAACGAGTCTTAAAGCCGATCTTTGGCTGGAAGGTGTTCTCACCAATAGCACGAACCATTGTTAATGGAACGTATGGGCAGTAGAATACACCAGCGTCGTATGCATTGGAACCCTTGTAACCAGTGGTAATGTAGTCATTGGTTGCATATGGGTCAATGTACACTCTGTGCTTACCGTTAAGTACACCAGCAAAAGTGTTGCCTGTGTCATCAACATTCATGTTGCTGGACAGTGCAGGGGTGTAGTCAAGGTAACCAGCAGCAGCAAATGCGGATGCTACATCAGAGGAACACAGAACAAAGTTACCACGGCCACGTCTGGTGTCCTTAGCAATTTGGTTTGCTTCACGCTCAAGCTGGAAGATCAGACCCTTGAACTTCTCAACGGACCAACGGCCATCAGCGTCTACCTGAAGGTCAAAGATACCCTTGGAAGAAGTGGAGCCAGTTACTGTCTGACAACCTGTCTTAGCTTGGGAGTTAATGGTACGGATAACTTCACGGTTGATTTCCGCAAGGATTTCAGCCGACAGAATGTTAGCCAGTTCTGTCTCAGCGTCAAGACCGTGGATTGCTTTCAGGTCTTGTGCCAGTTCCATTGTGTACTCAGCCTTGAGTGCACGGGACTTAGCAGTCACTGTGGACTTGTCAATGGTGAAACCCATTTCTGCAAAAGCAGGGCCAGTAGAGCCAAGAGCTTCAGCATCAGCAGTGCTGATACCTTCACCGTAAATGTCGGTAGAACGGTTGTTATCAATGTCGGAGTCACCAGCAAACGCAGAGTCACCAAGACCGGATGGGTCAGTGCCTTGCGAGAATGCGGAGTCACCAGAGAAGCCAGTCTGAGCTTCAGAGAACAGAGCCTCATCAGAATCAGTAACAGCACCCTTAGTGGTCTTGTACTTGGACTTCATCGCAAAGATAAGGCCAGTAGGACCAGTCATTGGCTGTACACCACACAGATCGTAAGCGATCAGGTTAGGCATAGCACGGCGAACCAGAGAAATCAGTACTGGATCAAAGTTGTCAACCTTAGAGGTATCAGTGCCGTACTCGTTAAGCATGCCAAAAGAAGACTGATTAGCTTCTTCACGCATAGCACGTTCTTGGTTTTCCAGAATCGCAGCAGTTACTTGCTTACGGTAATGGTCGGAAATAGGACCAGCAGTTTCTTCATTCAGTACTGGTGCCCATTTTTGTACGAGTTTATCGTAACTTACAGGAGCTTGCATTTCTATACACCTTCCTTAATTATTGTTTTGCAGTTCTTTTGATTGCAGAGATGTAACGAGCCATAGAGTCGGAAACTTCTTCCTCTTCTACTTCCTCAACTACTTCTTCACCTACAACCGATGGAGTTTTCTTTGTGAAGTAAGATTCTTTGATGGTAGCAACTTTCTTTGCAAAAGTTTCATCATCTTCAAAATCAACATCTTCAGCTAAGGCTTTCAACTTCTCTACCTGTGTTTCAGCCAGATCACGGGAATGTTCACGGATGATAGCATCACGCTTCAGTTCTTCCAGTTCACCAGACATACGGATAGATTGTTCTGTGGATTCATTAAGCTTACCTTCAAGGTCGTTAACTTGAGTTTGCAGTTCATCTACCAGATCAACTTTGGACTCAGGAACGTCAACATAAGCTTCTGTGAAGAGGTTCTTCAGACCTACCATGAAGTCTTCTGCCAGTTCTGCACGCAGACCAGACTCAATAGCCAGCTTGTTTTCTTCCATGAACTTTTCTACAACGTAGTTCAGGTATCCATCAATCTGCTCTACCATTTCTTCACGGGTAGTCTTCAGTTCTTCATCAAATTCTTCTTGAAGTTCAGCTTCAATGCGAGATACTTCCTCAGAAACCTTGGACTTAACCGCAGCTTCCATAATTACTGCTGCCTTGTCCTTAAAGGATTCAGACAGAGTAGCTTCGGATTCTACCAGAGCATTCATATCAGCAGTTACATCAACAGATACTGCTGCTGCTTTTTCATGAATGTCATCTGTAGCATCTTCTGCTTCAGCATCTTCATGTACTTTCATTTTCATTTGTGACATGATTTTACCGTAGCCAGCCTGAAGGTCTGACTTCTTCATCTTGGACATTTCATTGTACATGGCATTGATCATACCAGCTTTTGTGGAAGGCATTTTTTCTGCTGGTTGTGCTTTAACAGCTTCACCACCGGGAACTTTTGCCTTGCTCTTAACAGCACGGGCCGCTTTATTTACGGAACCAATAGCTGCTTCAGGGCTTTCCACACCATTCTTTGCTTCGGAAACATCTTCAGCTTCCTCAGACACTTCTACTGCCTCATCAGATTCTTGAGCTTCTTCCTCAATAACCTCTTCAACAGATTCAATGTCTTCATACATTTCTTGGTCGGACATGTTCATCTCCTATTAAAGATTAATCTTAGAGAGGAAATTTTTAAACTCCCGAATCTCAACCGCAGAGCGATCAGACCTAGAAGCATTCTTAATTTCAGTCTCAATTCTTTCAAGTTCTTGGGCTTCCAAGACACCGTTGTTCCAAATCCACTCTACACCTTCCATAATACCATTAACAAATGCTGATGGTGCAGATGGGTCTTGTACGATATCTACAGTATTAAGAACAAAGTCACTACCAACCATGTTCACACCGTTTTTCTGCTCAAGAGTTCCCATTCCACGAGTTGAAACACCTAGCTTAACACCACCATCTAAGAGACCTTTCACAATCTGACCATTAGGTGTATCAAGGATAAGTGCCTTTCCCATTACATCATTACCGTTCCATTTAAGTTCAGTAATTCTGTGGGAAACTTTATCTAAGTTAATGATTGGTCCCGCAGGGTGGTTCAGTTCACCTACTGCACGTTGTGTGCGTACCTGCTCCTTATCATACTTAGAAACTGCTGATTCCAAAATTGCTTTTGGATAAATTCTTCCATTGCGGTTCTTTTGTTCTGCTTGGGCAAAGATACCTTCAATGACATAGCTCTTGCTGCCATCCTCTTTGGATTCAACAATGTATTCTACTTCTTCTGTATGTTCAGTAATCAGTTTCATTTGAAGTATCCACCTGTACTTGCTCTTTTACCGCCAATATCTTTAGTACTCATTCCAGCAGAGCCTTTGCTCATCAACTGAACAAAGTTACGAGCGGACTTCATTGCATCTCGCTCATTGTTCTCTGTGTCTACAGTCTGGTTATCAAACATAATATTAAATTCATTACCTTTTTTGGTAACCATGACTTCACCCGCCTTGGACTGTAAGACTTTAACCATCTTGTGTCCTTTTGGAATGATGTTGAGACTAAACTCTTTAAACGTCTTCATCTGCCACTTCTTCTGATTCGGTTTCTGGTCCTGCATCATCAGAAACATTATTAAAAACCTTGGAAGCAACCTTGATCTTCTCATCATCTAGGCGAGTCGCAAGTTTATCATTAAGCAACTCAGAGAATTGCTTTTCTGCTTCAACAAAGTTTTTAGTAGTAACATTATTCAAAAAATCAACAATTTCAGTCATTTGTTTGCCTCAAAATAAATTTCGTAGTAATATTTATAATAATTTAGTTTTCTGGTTCTTCTTCGCCCGGTTCAGGGACTTCGCCAGATTTTACTTCATCTTCAATCTCTTTCTTCATTTGCTTAATGTCATCATCTGATAACATCAAAACATTCTTCTGAGTCCACTCTTTAGAATAGAATACTCCAACATATGGTTCTAACTCTCTGAGCATATTAATTCTTTCTCTGAGAATTTCTGCATCCTTGAGTTCTGTAAAGTAGTTATCACTAATATACTCTACAGTAATGTCATACTTCCACTCTTCCCAATCCTCTTCTGTAATGATACCCTTCAGCAATAACTGCTTTTTAAGAATATTGTAAAACAGTTCAGAGAACTTACGGCGCAGTCTTTCTACAAACTTCTGGAACTTAAATTCATCTCTGGTAATCTCAGTAGTTCTACCAAGAATACCTGCACCATTCTGTTCAGGGTCTAGTCTACCAACTGGTACATTAAGGGACTTGTAAAGTTTCTTTTGGAAGTATATAATATCTTCAATCTGACCTAAGTTATCACCACCCGGAAGTGTAGAGATTTCTGTACCTCTGTTACCTTCACGTCTTGGGAGCCAGAAGTCTTCCAGCATAGACATATGCTTGGACTCATTTTTAAGATCACCTGTGTTAGCATCATATACCAGTTTATTTCTATATCTGGTCATGATATCTTTAAGGTATTGTTCTGCCTTGTT